GGAATGGTGTCGTTTGCCATATAGGTATTGGGATAAAACATCGATGAAGACAGGTTTTCTGTGCCGAAATAAGGTGGGGTTTCCGCGAATGCGGGGGCGCTTACTGCTGTAAGATTGTTGCCGCCAACCACATCTTTAAAAGCGTCCGTGGTTCCCGTAGAAGAGGCTACCAAAGGACCTCCAAGAGGATAATATGACAATAGTTGGTCGGGCTGTATAAAAAGTGGAGATGCTCCAGAATAAAGACTAGATATATCCCCCGCCGATAAAATCGTTTTCCAGGCGGCAAATTCAGCAACCTCACCTTCAAAAAATGAGGTCTGAGCCCAAGGGCTGCTTGTTGCAAATCCGGCCCCAATTGAAAAATCTAAGTCATCATCTTCATGTAAAGAGATTCTGTTGCTACCAGCAGGGACAGTGGAATCATCTTTGGAGATAATGGGTGTGCTATTTCCGTTTAGATAAAGATGTCTTCCCTGCGCTGCAGTGTAACCCATGGTTGCAACTAGATGATACCATGTGTCATAGTCAGTTGTCCATGCGGGGGTGGAAGTGGAGCTGGTACTCGAGGAATTTTGAAATCGAAGTCTAAACATGCTATAAGAAGCTACTTGTTCAAGCACAAGCCTGCCTTGGCCGACGGCACCTGAGCCATCAGCTCGGCTTTGCGACCATATAGTTGCATTTTGACTCTTACCAAGCTTAACCCAGCAAGAAGCCGTAAAGGTATAACTTGTCGAAGAAAAATCTGGGTGTCTAAAAACGTTTGTTGTCGTTGTTAGTGCATCATCTGTGCCGTCAAGTGAAATGGCCATTAGACTGTTTCCTCATATAGTGAAACAGATGCTAAAAACAAATCTCCATCTAAAGTGTCTGTCCCGTTGCCTCCAGCCCTTATAAATGCAAGTCTAACTATGTTTCCAGCCGCAACTCCATCATCTGCCCCTTCAGTTGTTAGATTGTACGTGTGTATGTCTGGATTGCCTTGAGTCCCTGGAACAGTTACAGTGTCAGGGGCTCCACTAGTGTCAAAAGACTGCGCAGCTTGCATATCTACAGCGGCTCCATCTGCTAGAGCTTCAAGAGAACAAATAACATCAGCGGCACCAGACACCGGGTTGGTAAAATAGCATATATCTGCCTTCAGGTTGTGTGTCTCGCTGACTCCAACATATTCAGCGGGCATAACAAACATACCTGTCACAGCATTCTCGGTACTCCCATTATCAAAAGCTAGGCTGACCCTGCTGTAAGTTCCAGTCCCATGATTTGTAAATGTTGGTCCTTCAATGGATAAGCCACCTGGAAAAAGCGCTGTTGATGGAAAATTTAGTGTGAAAGTTCTAGCCATTATTCAATCCCCTTTGCTGTTCTAATTACTACTTGCGGGTCCGCTGAAAGCCATGAAGATAAATCTAATTGTATGTTGTCAACATCTTCGACTGTTGTAGCTGTGTCAACGATGTCTTGAGCTGCGTAAAGCAAATCTTGACCTTGGTCTATCCATCCAGCTAACTGTGAAACATAACCAACCCTTGCCGTATTTCCAGTTGCAACAGCAAGCTGTAAAATTAACAAAAGACTTAGTTTTTCGTCATTGTCATATTTACTTCCAAGTCCTTCTCCCAGCTCCGACTTCAATTCGTTTTTCTTACCTTCTTTGGTTTCAGCAAGAAACGCAGCGTCTGCGGTAGCTATTTGCGAAGCAGTCTTAAGTCTAAGATTTCCGTTCAATATACGCCAGTGCCTTTTCGGGGCGTCCGGAATGTCTGGGTCTATCAGCCACTCATCATTACTTTCGTAGCCCATTGGGTCTACGCTACGAATAACTCTAAACGTGTTTTTGTTTACTACTGTTGACATTTATGTTCTCCAGCTATCTATGGGTTCAACTGTTTGCGATATGTAATCTGATATATTGGTAGTTTGGTCTCTTCTTAGCGCTGTATCGGCATGCAGAACTGGGTCGGTTTCTGTGTTATCTCGGTCTGCTTTTCTGCCCCTTTCAGCGGGCAATCTTTTGTCTATTCCCCTGTCTTCTAGATACACAATCAAATCGTCTGCCTCTAGAAAGTTCGCTTTTACTTCTGGGTCAAAAACATCATCTGTTTCGCTTTCCGGCAAATTGTCAAAGTCAAAATGAAGAACACTTCTGTTTGTCATCTTAGTTTGAGTAACGGGATTATCTCCAAAATCAACCAACTGTATTCCGTTATCATCTTCTACGGGCTCTTCAGAAACCTCACAGAAAGGAAAGTCTACTCTAGGATTTGGCTCACCCCATTCTGCCTTCTTGCTCAGAATTGCCATGATGAGTTGAGCGCCTTGTAGCTCTGTCGCAGAAGCGCTGTTTCCAGGCCAAGTTACAACTTGATGAACCTTTAGCTCAGATTCTCCCCAGTTGCCTCCAGCTAGTCTACAGGTGATTACGTCGCCTCTTCTTTTTACTCCGGCGTCACCCTGTCGTCTAACAGACACCATTAGTTCTATTTCATTAGCCATTTAAATTTCTCCCTGTTCAATAATAGCTATTTTTCCATCAATAATTTTTGCGTCAACATTGTAATAATGTTTTAAATTTCTAACGTATCTAGATAATGTCTCTTGCTCCTCGGCAGCAATTGCTGGACTTGTGTAGCCAGGGTTAGGAGTTTTAGCCATGTTAAAATAAGATGCTTTGTTTGCCTCATATTCCTGATTGATTTCCGGCTCAGTTTTAACAACCGTACAGCTTAATAAAACCTCCTCCGTAAAATCTTCTAATGTAACAACCGAATCGTTGTTGAAAACATTTGCTTTTAAATTTGTGTCTTGTATGTTATTTATGTTAAAATACTTAGAAGACCTAGTTTTTGTTACGCTTACAGGCCCAATTTGAACTCCGTAATCTCCACTAATCATTGTAGGTTCCGAAACCTGTTTGTATGGAAGAGCTATAACCGGCTCAGAATAAGGCTGATGCTCGGAGGAGCTTTCCAATATTTGCTTTAAATTATCGTCATCCCATGGAATAGGCTGGTGGTATCTTAGTTCTTGGTAGCCCCAGCTAGCTTTTTCAGCAAGCTTTACGCATATAACGTCCCCCTGTCTTTTGTCATAATCTCCATCAGGGCTGGTTCTAATTAAAGCTTCTAATTCATGCGCCATTTTACACGTACCACACTGTTACCCAGCCGCGATTGTAAGAAGTGTCTTCGAAGGATGTTGAGTCAAATGCTCCGGGACTAGCTCTATTGAGAGTAACGTTTGTACTGTCTATTTTATTAACTTCTACTCCGCCAGAACCGGAAGAGGTGGTTGCTTCGTCATGAGAGTCATTGTAGTAAGCGTCGGTTCCACCTACGTCATTCCTAATAATAATTTCAACACTTCTTATATTCTTCCAGGCTGTGGCAGAAAGTCCATGAGCAACCGTAGCCGAAGCTGCGGTGTTCATGTCCCAGTCACCAATTTCAACCGTCTTTCTTCTCAATCCATAATCATCAAACTTAGTCGTGTACTGACCTGAAGTAAATTGTACAGGAATCTCAGAGGTTGTTTTTGAAAAACCTCCAGTGTCCTGCACCCCTGTAACAACAGAACCTTGATTAATGTCGTTTGCAGATTTTGCTTTAGTTGTTGCCATTTCTATATCTCCATTTTATCTTGCATGTTTTTGTGAGGTAGAGCCGCCATACGCAGAATTTCTGTGTGGCCCAATAATAGCTTCCCCAGCATTACTATTACCAAGTCTAAACTCTAGCTCAGCTTTTTCGTATTTTGCACAAGAGTCGCTTGCTATTTGTTGTTTGGATGCTATGAGGGCTCTAGCGTCAACGGAAGACGGGCCATCTCTGATAACTATGCCCTTATTTGATGCTGTTCTGTATTCCCCATCTGCAAGCATGCATGCGGACTTTAAGACAACCAGATTGATAAATCCATTGTCATTAGCGGAGGTGGGGTCTGGAGTAATGCCAGTTGAAGGTATGTCTATATTATAATCTCTAGGAAAATCAACAACCCCAAGGGTCATTTGTGCGGATGAAACTATAAGAGTTTGAAGCCTAGAATCAGTAAATTCATAACTGGTAGCATCGGTATCGTTTATTACATACCTCAACAACGTGGTCATTTCGGTTTGCCATGCCATGTTTATTTCTCCATTTTTGCGCGCTAGGAGTTCATTATACTGTATAATACACCAAAAAACATATAAAAAAAGCTGGCCCCAAGATGAGGCCAGCCCTTTTGTTTTCACGTAAAATACGCTGCCTTACAGCGAACCAAGGATAACGCGACGGTTATCAAGCACAGCAAAGCCATGCTCGGCCCATCCGTAGAACCCTGCTCTACGCTGACGGTGGAGGTTTTCGTCCTCGTATACCTGGACGTCCTCACGAACCGGACGCACGAACGAATCGTTCGAGCTGAGGTCCAATCCAACAACCAGCTCAACATCGTTAGTTTCGATGTTTCCGCCAAGGTCGGTGGTGAAGAACGACTGATACTCTTGGCCAACACCCAACTCATCAATGTCGTGGAGGTTAACCGAGAAAATACGAGTCACCGAAGCAGAACCGTCTTCCGAGGTATAAATCTCTCGGCGGGTTACTTCGTCAACCTGGTCCACTCCCCAGTTGCGAATATCTTCAATCGCTTCGGGGGAAACGTAAAGGTCAGTCAGTTTGCCACGATTAATGCTGCTGGAATTTCCACCACCATTACGTCGCATAACCGTCTTCATAAGCGAAACAATACGCTTCGTGAATTGACCCGCTGCTGCATCAACGTCATAGACCAAAATGTTTCGGTCTGTGCCAGCAGCCAATAACGTATGCCAAGCATCGTCATTGGTTTTCTTTACGAAGCTGGACTGCAAGACCTGCATCGCGCGGCCAACGATATCCCAACGGGCATCGCGTGCGTAACGAAGCGTGTAGTCAATGCTTGAACCAATTTCGAAAGTTGGAACCATGACGTAGTCGCCTTCCACATTGCGTTCGGGAATGCGGCCATGGTTTGGCAAACTATAAGCAACGAAATCTTTTTCCGTTCCAGGAGCCAGAAAATCCAGAGGAAATTCAGGAGCCGAACCGGGCGCAAGATTAATCGTTTCGAAGATATTTCCAGTAATATCTCCGCTCATCACTCCTTGTCGCAGAGGCTCTTGCAAAGCAATTGCAAGCTGATGCGTAGCTTCCAAAGATTCAACTCGGTTATTCGAGCCGCTCTTCTTCAGCAAAGCAGTCATTTCTGCGGTAGGAGCGCTAATAACATTTTTATTACTCATTATATTAGTTCTCCTAAACAATTAGAGTGTTGTGTGCTTGAGGAATGTTGATGGAAACTTTTGCGTAACCATCTTCATCCGGAATACTATCAAACTGACCGACAGCGACACCAGCAGCGGAAGGGCCAGTCGGGCCAGTCTGCTTGTTGCTGATAAGTCCACTAGGACCAACAAACGCCGTATCGCCTTTAGCGATTTTACCGCCGCCTGTCAAATCACCTGGGTCAAGTTGATTAGTTACAATCCAGCCCTTCTTGAGAAGGGTAACTTTACCGCCGGTTTGCACTTCATTCTTATGAAAATTGATGTGCTGACGGGTCTGGTCAATATTCACGACGTCGTTCAATAGAACGCCCATCGCAGAAATACCAGACTGAGCTGCAGTGTACTTAACCAATGCGGCTGATTGGTCAAGTGCGGCTCCAGAACCCGCCGTGTTTATGGTTGCAACACCACCTCTTTCTGCTGTCGTACCTGACGTCCAGAAGAAATCAACAGTGGTTTCCAACTCATAACGGTCGCCTTTAAGTGCCATAATTAATTTCTCCTTTACGACTTCGACTCATTGTTAGTTTTGCCACCTAAAACACCACTAAAATACTCATTTAGGCTAGCTACAACAGATTCAGACTCGTCCTCACTTTGCGCAGCGAGAGCCGGAGCTTCCTCTGCTTGGGCCTCGTCTAGAACCTTTGCATCTTCAGATTCCTCAGCGGCTTCTGCGGCCTCTTCGGCTACAGCTTCAACTTCGGTCTCTTCCGCTTTTTCCGCAGATGTCTTTGGCGTTTCGGAAGTTTCTGCCTTTTCAGCATACTTCTTCTTCATGCCAGCAGCATCAGCATCTTCGTCTTTCTTATCTTTCTTCTTCTTCTTATCATCCTTGTCTTTATCTTTATCTTTATCCCAAGGAAAAGCAGCTTCAGAAAGCTTCGAAACAAGGGCTTCAAACTGCTCGTCGGTAATACCGGCGAAAGTTTCCACCAAAGATTCTGCCTCTGCCTTATCAACACCCTTATCAACAAGAGCGCTAATTCGACTTGTTTGAAGACTCTGGGCCTCGATGGCCTCGAGCTTCTCGTTCAATTCAGCAATAGTTTTATCGCTTTGCTCCTTTGCCTCAGAAATTTCGTCATAGCTCTTTTGAGCTGCAACGGAACTATCGGAAGCTTCAGCAATCTTAGATTCGAGTTCAGTAATTTCCGCGTCTTTGCCAGCACAGGCTGCCTCAAACTCGGAGATTTGAGCCTGAACCTTCTCTTCGTCCAACCCTTTGAGTCGCGTTTCAAGTTTTTCAACCTGAGACTCAAGGGCTCGAACTTGCTCATTGTTATCTGACATTGAGCTATCTCCTTTACTGCTACTAGTTACTAGTAAATTAATATCAGAGTGTATCTCAGCAACACCCTCAAAAATTTCTACATCTTCATCTCTAAAGATAATAGACTCTGGGTTGCCTGGATTATCCACTAAACCTTTACCACTAAAGGTTAGGTTCCTCATTATTCTTCCAACACGATTTCCATTATATTCTCCGGCGCCACCGTAGGAACGAAGATGTTTAGTTAAAAACGCAGTTTCTTCATTTCTAGCAATTACGGATGAGCGACCACTGGCATCAATTAATGCATAGTCAAAATTTGAAAATAACGCCTCCATAGACACATACCATTCTCCCTCTGCAATTTCTTGCAAAAGACCTTTGGTTTTTAGTGTTAAATCCTCATCACGACTAGACACATGCTTATAAATAACAGCGCTTGTCAAGATGTGGAATTTATTGGGTAGCAAATCAAACTCGGAGTCGTTTTGTACTAGCTCATAATCTTCATCAACTATGGCATTACCAGTTATATGTCCAATTATATTATTAGGGTCGTGCCCCTTGTTAAAAGGCTTATCTTCAGCGGTTGCTCTAGCTCCCCACATCTCTTGCCTATCAAAAACATCGTCGTTCTTGTTCCAACCAGTAGTTGCAAGTATACTATATATATAATGCAAGTCAAACTGTTCTTTGTTGTTGGCAGTGGTTTGCTCAAGACTATCTCTGTGAAGAGATTTTACTGAAGAAGTTACCTTGTTATCCAAAAGTATGGGGCAATGTGCAAGTATAGCGCAGCTTTCTTTGGCTGTAATGACTTCGTATAAGCCATCCTCTGCCTCTGCTTTGTATACGGGTATCTTGTCTTTATGCATAGCTAAAAGTTATTCCCCATTGATTTATAAAAATTCTAATTTTTTATACACCATTTATTGCCAAAGACTAAATATTAGTACAAATTGAATAAGTTGCGGCTTGAATACCTCTTATCTCTTCTATCGTAGGAGAGCGTTTTGTGTTATGGTTATGTGCTTCAAGAAGCGCATTATAATACTTAGAGTAACGGGTTGGTATCTTGGGGTTTTTAGACACTATATTAGCAATCAAAGAGTCGTTTATGACTGCGTTTTTAGGAAGGTTGGACAATATTCTAAATTTGGTCAACTCAACATCAATACATTCTTTTGCAGTTAAACTTCTCATGTTTTTTTTGCCATAGTGTTTAAGGATGCCTGGTGCAATGCACTCAGATATCGCTGACTGTATTTGCTTGGCCTCAGAGATTCCGTTGAGGAAGTCTCCTATGTCGGACGAAATATCGTAAGAGCTACGAGAATCAAATTTCCTGTCTCTATTAGTGCCAGGAGAGTCTTTGGTGTTTTTCGGCCTACCCTGTCCGCTTTTGCCTTTTTGCTCACCGTCTTTCGCAGGATTTACTCCCTGCGGCTTTTGCTTCATTTGTTGTTCAAACGGAGTTTCCTCAGGGCTTTCTTCAATCTCCAGACCAGCTTGGTCTGGACCAATAAATCCTCTTCCAAGAGCAATTTTTACAAGCTCGTGTATCTTGTCTTTGTGATATGGACCGTATTTTTCAGACATTTTCCCGGATAGTCTTTGCTTTTCTTCGCGTCTACGCCTTGTGTTTTCCAACTCGGGTATAGCGCCAAATTGTTCGATAACCATTTCTTCGCTTACGAGATTTCTGTCTAGCAGTTGGATAAGAAGAGCTTTTTCTGCCGCTTCGTCTTTCAAAATCATGTGGTCAAACTTAACAGTCGGAGCTTTACTCCAGCCTAAAGCTTCGGCCAACAGCTCTAGTTCAAGCTGCCAGAACTTAGTGGCTTGTTGTCTTCCGTATTCAAGTCTTTGGACTAATGTTTGCAAGGATATATAATTGTTGCTAGCACCGCCAACTCTGGACGAACCGGTAAGTGTAGGCGGAACTCCAAGACCGCTGAAAATACTGTCTAGGATTGGCTCATATTTAGTAGAACCAAGAAAATTATGTACAGAGGTTGTGACTTCTTCAAAATTAAGCTCTGGACCCCATATTAAATCAAACGCACCTCCGCCTGGATTACTTAATAAGATGTCTGCAAGCTTCTGTATGGCGGCGTCAGTGGGTAGTATGCCCTTGTCGAGGTCTCCAAGCCTCCAAACTCTAATTTGAGAAATAGCGCCATCTAAAGCGGCTAGGTCTGCCAGTTTCATTTTTTCCAAAACGGCCAAGTCATCTAAAATTGATTCAAGCATAGGTGAGGCCCATACGTCCCAATCATCTTTTTTATAGCTGTGTGCGACAATCTTGCTGTTGTCTAGGGGAAGAAGTCTAGCTCCTGACTTAACAGCCTGTACTAGTTCAGAGGGTAGTTTGTCTACTAGGGTTTTCTCAAGCTCATTTTTAGGAGACATTATTTTTGTTTTAAGGCTTCCCGTTATTTTTAAACCGTATGCGTGTTCTCCAGCAAATTGGGCCAGTTCTCCTCCGGCGACCTCTAAGGTAAGAGGATTCAGGAATGAGTATCCGCTCGGGATAACTCTTTTTCTTGTTTTTGCACGTTCTTTTGGTTCATGAGTCGGCTCAAGGTATTCGGTTGCTATGGCAAGTCTTCTTTCCTCTTTTAATGAAATTTTTGACATTTGTCTTTGAGCAACAACTGTTCCGAGCCTATATAAATAGTTTAAAAATCTTTCTGTAGTGTGCTGTCCATCTACCTTGTGTGTAAACCACCTGTTGGCAAATCTTTGTATCCTCTTGTTTTCGTGTACAAGGGTAACTCCCTGCGAGCCAAAATCAGACATCAAGTCAATAACATTTCTAACAATGCCAACTTTTTTGTAAGAGCGATTACAGGAAGACATAATTGCCTGCGACTGCAAGGGCCTTCTTTCGCTATTCCTATAAGCCTCATAGTCGTCTCTACTAAATTCATTTCGTACAGAGATATTTGTGCTTATGTCTTCAAACCTGTCTCTGCCTCCGCCGTAAGCTAGAGCTTGATAACAATCTAATGCGTTTGCGTTCTTGATAGCGTTAGCCGCTTCTTCTGGCTTGTCTGGGTCATACGTGACAAAAGCCGCCTTCTGTCCGACAGAAACGTTTGTTTTAATTGGGTCTTTTCTTTGAGCCATATTAATATTCCGTGTACATTAGTATTATTAATTGAATGCCATTGCTACTGTAGTCTACACCACTATTTTCTTTTAACACCCATCCCATAAACGCCGTTCATTTTTTGTATTAAATGGTCTGGACCAGTATACAGTTGACCCTCTCGGTCTTTTTTTGTTTGTTGAGAATAGCCGCCAACAAAATCGTGTTCTTTCCCTTTAAGCTCGTTCTGTAAAACATGGGCAACCTCGTTTGCCATGAGCAGAGATGAGTAACGGTCTTTTCTCAATCTCCCCTTTTTGCCTCCGGCTTCTACTGTTTCGGGCGTATCCCATTTGTCTCTTCCGCTAGAAGTCTGACTATGCTCAATTGTGGCCAATTCGTCTTTTAAGGATTCTATTTCCATGACACAATCCTCAAGGGTATCATAAAACCTGTTAGCCATTTTATCCTCTACGATTGCTTCTGATAGCAGAACAGTGTCAAATTTAGGGAATAGTATAGACTGGGTTTCGAGGTCTTTTCTAAGATTATGGTTTGCTTTGAATGTAAACTCAGATTTTGCAAATTGCATCATGTGTAATATATGCAAACCAGCTTCGCCATCTGTAGGTTTATTTTTGGCTTCCCAGTAAAATGGGTCTTTATCGTCATATTTTATATATGGCCATAGAGGGGCTTCTCCGTCTTTTAGTAGATTTTTATCGTGAAGGGCCTCCATGATAGCTATACCGCCTCCCTGGGCGTCTATCGCTATATGTTCTGTGGGGAATATTTTCATTAAGTCCAGTATCTTTCTGGCACAATAATTGTAAAAGCTTTCTAATGTAGACGCCTTTTTTGTTTTTATTCTTTCTCGCATAACCTGTCTGCTGCAAGTCCAAACATAGACAATTCTGTGGTGTGTTTCATGCTTCTCTAAAACAATAATAGAGAAATTGTCTGTTTCAGACGCGGGGTCTATTCCATATATGTATTTTTGATTGGGGTTGCCTATTATTCTTGCTCCAAACTCAACAATGTCTCCAGAAGGCGTCTGAATACCCTCATTTGTTACGCATCTTTCAATTAAGCTTCTTCTATAAAATCCCTCAGAGTCTTTTGCAAAACATGCTTCGTATTCCATTTCGTACCTAGAGGTGTTAAGCATGGCCTTGGCTTGAGCTAGCTGTGACTTGTCCAGGAAACCTTCGGGTAACATACCGGCCGGTATTCTCATGACTGAATAGTGCGTCCAATCAAAGCCGTCTGGTATTTGTCCTTTGAAGACTTTCTCTTCGAGATACTTTGAGTCTCCTTTACTACGCACTATCTCTCTTTGTCTCTCAAAATATTCATAAAAATGATTAAACGCGTAGTAAGCTGTTCCAGCTATAATCGTTTGGTTGCCAAAACCAAGACCTCCCTCTATTTCTTTTGCTTCTTCATGCATACCCAATTCTTTTAATTTTTGTATTCTGGCGTATTCTTTTACTTTGTCTGCTGGGTTTGCGGAAACAGCGCCAAACCCCTTAATAACAACTTCAAATATTTCTTGAGGAATAGATGCAAATTCATCAGCAATAATATAGTTTGCGCGTAGACCACGAATCTTGGAACCGTCGCCAAGAGGAATTGCTATTATTTCACTTTGACCAACATAAAAAGTACATCTGTCTATGTCTCTTTTGGGGCCTTGGCCTCTCCCTGACCCAACCATATTTGCAAATACAGGAGAATTTTTATAAAACGTCTCCATGTATTCAAACAAAAGCTTTGATTGTCTGAATGCTGCTCCAATAACAATAATCTTGCACCCTTGGTGGAAAAACGCCCTGAGTAAAGAGTATAGGGCTAAAATCCATGTTTTGCCAGCTCCACGAGTTGCAATAAGCATTGGAAATTTTCTAGTCCAAAGCTCTTGAAGTATGCAAAGTTGAAATGGAAGAAGGTCTATGTTTAGAAGATGTTTACATGTAAACCAGAAATTTTCTGGATTAGCCATATAGTCCATGAACTCCATTATTGGATTGTCGTAAAGACCCGAACGGTTTAGTAGAGCGTTCTCTACAACGACACTATCTATATTTTCTATGTTGAGATGAGCGTGTCTTAATAGACCCTCAATCTCTTCTTTGCTTTTGAACTCTATCATTGTACTTAGATTGAGACTCCATAAATCTTTTGAATATACTTGAACAAACCTCTTTGGCGTAGTCTCCGCAAAATATAAAAGGAACATTATACTGCTTCTGGAACTCTAGTATCCTTTTTAAAAAAAACGGACCTCTAACTTTCATGTATTTTCTTTTGTACGCGGGTATTTGGCTTCCTTTTGGGAACTCTACTACATCCTTCATTTCAAATTCTAATAAAACATATCTCCAAGGAAAATCCTTCATTCTCTCAAGCTCTCTTTCAAATCTTGCCTGAGTTATATTGGTCGCCAGTTCAGAGACGTTCCCCTTTCTTTCAACACATATGTGTTGTTCATATCCGTATAGAGTATAGTCTCCGGTCTTTATTGTTTGCTCTTCGGTTCCAGCGCAGTAGCCTGATTGAGTAAACTCCCAGCCGTCTTTTTCTCTTGTGTCTCTATAGACTAAATAAGGGTCGTATTGTTTTGACATGCTGATTTCTTTATGTCGTGTTCTACCATTCTTCGAACCATCTCGTTAAATGGAATTTCTGGGGACCATCCTATTTCTGCTTTTGCTTTATTATAATCTCCGTGTAAAAACTCTACTTCCGCAGGCCTATAAAATTCTGGGTCAATAACTAGTAGGTTTTCCCACTCCTTTATGCCTATGAAGTCAAAAGCTATCCTAACAAAATCTCTAACAGTTCTACTTGTTCCTGTAGCTATTACATAATCGTCTGCTTTTTCTTGCTGAAGCATCATCCACATAGCCTTAACATAGTCTGGAGCATAGCCCCAATCTCTAGCGGCGTCCAAGTTTCCAAGTCTAAGTTTTGGAAAATGTCTGTCTGGATGCATTACAGAAATTATGTTGTTTGGGTCTGAGACTGTGTCAAACGGCTTGTTCTCGTCTTTCATCCAGTTGTTAAACTCAGCGACCCACTTTGTAATCTTTCTGCTTACGAACTTCTCTCCTCGCCTCTCACTCTCATGATTAAACAATATTCCACTGCAAGCATACATTCCGTACGCCTCTCTAGAAAGTCTGGTCTTGTGGTGCGCGGCAAGCTTTGCAATTGCATATGGGGATTGTGGAGAAAATGCTGTGGTCTCTCTTTGATATCCATCGGGGTCAACAACGCTGCCAAACATCTCAGATGTGCTAGCCTGATAAAATTTTGCGTTAAATGCGTATCTTCTCACAGACTCTAATATGTTGAATGGGCCTTCGGCGTCCACTCTCCATGTGTGAAGAGGCTCATTAAAAGATGTTGCAACATGAGATTGCGCAGCCAAATTATAGACCTCGTCTGGCTGGTTATCATTTATTAGACCTGAAACGCTAATAAAATCAGTAACGTCCCCCTCCTTTAACTTAAAACTGTCGTTGGATAATGAAGACGTTAGCCTCTCTGTGTTGTTTGTGCTGGTTCTACGTTGCACACCAACAACCTCATAGCCCTTTTCTAAAAGAAACTCTGACAAATAAGAGCCGTCTTGTCCTGTTACGCCGAATATAATAGCTTTCATTTAACTTTTTCTCCTGTAATTACCCACGATGTATCCTTGAAAACCTCAATTTCATGGTCTGGCCAACGTTCTCTAACAGCATTTACAACGCCTACATGGGTCTCGCCATAATCATGACCACTAATAATTCCCCCCTCTTTTAATAAAGGCATTGAAAGTTCTACGTCTCGTTTAACACTATCATAATCATGCTCCGTATCTATATAAATAAAGTCAAATCTTAATTTGGGAACAGACACCATTGTTGGCAACATAGCGGAAATGTCAGCCTTTTTAAATAATAGGTTCGTACATGTTTTAATAAGTTCCGTCATTCCGTTTGTTTTATTCCAATCTATAGCCACTACGTATTTAGCATAATAACAAAAAAGAGATGTACTTACACCCCTGTGCGAGCCTAATTCCAATACAACCGTTTCTTTATTTATATATTTTTTGCATAAATCGTCTAGGCCGTGTAATGTATTCGAATGATGCTGGGCATCGCCATACCTAGGTGTGCCAAGTGGTGGCTTATCCATTACTCTTGCTCCTCTTCAAGTTCCGACTCTGGCGTAAGCCAAGCCCTATCAACCTCTCCATCAGAAAAAACAGTATTTTGCTTCATCTCTTCCTGCTTGTGTTTAGACGCTTCATAAACCAGTCCTGTCATTCTTCCTTCTGTTTCTCGTGACTTTTGTTCATCAAGTAACTTAATGAGGGCAAAAATATTCTTGCCTGATTCTTCAACCGTTTTTAATCGCTCGTTTCTTGTGGCTTTCAAGTCCTTAAATTTACCGTCTTTAGTCTTTTTAATCTCATTTATCTCTTTAGTATAAGCCTCAGAAGTACCACGAAGCTGAACAACGGTACGAAGAGCGTTCGTCATAAAATCCGTATCTCTGTCGTCCATGTCCTTCTCCCTCTCTTCTGCTATCAGCTTTTCGTTTTCCTTTATTTCTTGTAGTATGTTCTTCTTTTGCTCTAGGGCTCTGTGCAACAGTATGTCTTCAATTATAACATCCTTCATCATTATCTCGTCGGTAGCCGTAACGCCTTGATGAAAGAATTGGGAATACAGAGAAGCCCAACTGTTTTCAAAAGATGGCACCTCTTCGTCAAGAAGGCTTCTTTTAATTGTGACCCAAAAATGTTTAGAATGAAGCTGGACGATATAGTTCTGAAGCTCGTTATTCGCGTTTTCTTGTGGAGCGACCGCTCTTCTTTGTATTATTGCGTCCACGCTCCTACCAAGGCTATGCGAGATTTCCGAATCTGTCATATTAGAAAGATTGGAATCTATATATACTATCTCTTCTTTACTAAGTCGACCAGTCTTCATTGTTATGCTCTTTAAGTATTTCTTTAATTTTGGAAACAACCTTTTCTTTTTTCTTTTTGGTTATGCTGTCACCCTCTATAAATCTTCTGTAGTCACTTCTAATTGAATAAGGCATGTGCTCATCTAATATAGCCATTATAGAAGAACTGAGTATCTGTTCGTCTATATCAGTATTGGCTGAAGTGTCTCTTGCATGTATCTCGTCTACGTCAAATGGTTCCATCAGGCTTTTTTTCGCGGTATTTCGTTTTAACCAATTTGAATACTTCTTGCAATCTTTTCTGTTGTCAGAGTCATTTTTACACAGCTCGCAATTGCACACAGGAGGCTCAAGTCTCTGAAGTTGCTTTCTTCGCATGTTTAAGAAACGCCATCGAACATGGGTTTTTAAAAATGTGTACAAAGCATTGCCAACATCGTCCTGCGTAGATTTGTCAAAATTAAAATTATCAATAGCTTCAAGGCAAAATATAATTCCTTCTTGGCGCATGTCCTCTATATCAAAATAGCCAAACTTAAAGCTTGGAGAAAGGCGGGATACCACCCTGTCCATAATGCTTAATACATCGCTCTCATTTAACCCGTGAGGTATTTTCACGCTTTTAATATCTCCTTACGTTTTCGTCTAGTATATGCCAAAAACTTTCGGTTGCCATTGTAGGCCCTTTACGTAAGAGATAGCATATGTAGCTTAATGAAGAATTAGACATTACATATGTACCAGCATCCACACATCCTTGAATCAGCTCCGTAATACCGCAATCCACATGCATTGTAACATTACTGAGCCGCTCTAACTTGCTAAAATCTAATCGGTTTGAATGTGAACTATCTGTGTAGCCCGACTGAGTGTAAATATCAATCTCCCCGTCAAGATTATTAATCAACCTTAGTATCCTGTCCTCAACAAAATTTCCCTGAGCGTAATACTGACGACACTTCTCTAGTGTGCCCCCAGATAAATCTACATCAAACTGATTAATAACACGTAGGTGAATGGCAACTCGGTCGTTAGTGGGGCTCTTGCTTATTGCGTGCTTTTCATTTAGTATGTTTATGCTAGAGTCTAATGTTCTCTTGCTGCTACTCCTGCTTATTCTGTATATTACGTTTTCGTCTGTCGCAAGCGAAATTAGGTCCTCTCTGGTAAAGGCTTCTACATCAGTAAGTGCCTCGGCAAACGGTGAAGATTCGGTAATAGGTAGGGACGGCCAACTGCTGCCCTGCTTTATTTCAAAGTAATCATTATATTGCTTACAAAACTCCGTGTCATCAACCCCTTCGTAGTTGTGGGCAAGGTTGCTAATAGGCGTTTCAAGGTACTCAAATCCCAAGTTCTTGCAAATTAACTTGCTGGCAAGATGACATTGAATCCTAGAGCCAAGACCTTCTCCTGCGTCTTGGTTTATATTGCAACAAATCTTAATCATTCAGTTGTGATGCAATCCATTGGTAAGTTTTTCTCATTCCGTCAATTAAAGGCTGTGAAACCTTCCATCCTATCTTTTCCTCGTAAAGCACATTGTCGGACCTACGGCCATTGACCCCAATTGGACATGGATGCCCATACTTCTCTTCAAAAGCCTCGCCCTGTATGTTGTAAACATCAACAGTCTTTCCTGATACTTCAATCGCCATCTTCGCAAAATCATTAATAGATATCATCTCTTCCGAACCAATATTTACCGGCCCAGTAAAATCAGAACGCATGAATCTTAGTGTTGCTTCGATACATTCGTCTATATATAAAAATGAGCGGGTTTGGCTTCCTGGCCCCCAAACCTCTAGGCTGTCCCCTTCCTCTGCTTTAGCGGCTTTTCTGCACATCGCGGCTGGAGCTTTTTCTCTCCCTCCATCCCAAGTACCCTCAGGTCCATATACATTATGATATCTGGCAATCCTAACTTCAAGCCCTTTATTTTTCATAAACGCCAAAAATACTCTCTCAGAGAATAGCTTCTCCCATCCGTACTCAGAATCCGGAGCGGCCGGATATGCGGACGACTCAACGCAATTCGGGTTATCAGGGTCTTTCTGGTTGTGCTCTGGATATATGCATGCGCTAGACGAATAGAACACACGACGCACACTCTTCTTGGCAGATTCATAAGCAACATTCAGGTTTATCAGGGCAGAGTTGTGCATAATGTCTGCATCGTTCTCTCCCGTAAATATAAAACCAGCTCCGCCCATCTCGGCGGCAAATTGATACAGTTCGTCTACGTCCTCGCTGATTGCCGAGGCAACCACTCTAGGGTCAGTTAAATCACCTATTATAAATTCATCCGCCTTAGACTCAGAGTATTCTGGCTTTTTCAGGTCTACTCCGACAACATGGAATCTCTCTGCTTTCAGAGCTTTAACCATATGGCTTCCAATAAATCCTCCGGCTCCTAGAACCACGGCCTTTTTCATCGGCTATTTCTCCTCGTCTATTGTGTTGTCTCTTATAGCTGACCAAGCAATAGTAATCTCTGGGTCTGGAGTAGAAAGCTCGTCTTCTGTTTTTTCCTTGCTTTCTTTTGCTTCTGTAGTGTATAATATTGAAGGGGTAAGTTTTTCATCAGACATATCATGTTCTCCTGGGAAAAGTGGACACTATATATATACTACCCTAAAAACGAAAAAAAGTCAATAAAAGTGAGGAAATTATGAATCAAGTATGGAGTGAGGCCGAAAAGCAATTTATTAGAGATTCGGCTGGTAAGTTGACAGATGAGGCTGGAGCGATAGAATTAAGTAAGGTTTGTGGTAGGATTGTAACTGTTAATGCCTGGAGAAAGCAGAGACAGAAGATGGGTATTAAAAAGAACCCTGGTAGAGGGGT